CAAGCCATCCAAGGGGTCACATGTGCAGACAGAGTAATCTCTAGCCAAGCCGTGGTTATTCATGGATGCAAAGATGGGTCGTTACACAAGATGGCTATTGCGGGATTTCCAATGCCTGAAAGTATACCCGATCAGGAGCCAGAAACCCAGTTTATCCCCGTAGCCCATGAACCAGTTATACCCGCTAGGGAGCATTTGCCACAATACATCATTAGTGAGGCGTTAGGCCCGATTGCGCTTGCCAATGCATCAGAAGTGAGTAATTCGCCAGATGTGGCGAACTGTCAGAAATTAACAGTTAAGCGCAAAAATAAGTCGCCATCTAAGGCGAATAAGAAGAAAAAGCGCAATCTGTCTCCCGAAGACCGTCAACGCCGCAGCGATTTGATGAAGGCGATTTTGGCAAGAAAGGCTGAACGAAAGGCCCAAGGCATTGTCTAATCTTTCGTGAACAACGAATCAATCTTCGACCAATCGTCGGAAAGCGCCGTTCTTTCCTGTTTTCTCCACGCACAACTTGATGAGCAAAGAGAGATGCTCTCGACACTCAGAGAGGATCACTTCCATCTCTACGAGCATAAGCTGATCTTCCAGTCGTTTCTTCGGGTGGTTGGCAAATCTATCCACGCTGATTACATTTCTATCAAGAGTGATCTGGACGCCAATGGAACTTTGGAAGACGCGGGTGGGGACAAAACCCTTGCCGAGATTGCTTCCTACTGCCAGAACTCCCACAGTTGGCGTAGATACTTCCCACAGCTTGAAGAGGCTCGCTATCGCCGCTCGCTTGAAATGCTGGCTGGCGATATGGTTCATAAGGCCCGTGACCGCGAGCTAAAGCTGGAAGAACTCAAGAACTGGTCGGAGACCTCGGTCATGCGGGCAGACTATTTGATTGATGACAGCGAAAAGCTGTCCATCAAAACGGTGGTTGAGAGGGCTTTGGACAATATCGAATCCACCATGAGGGGCGAGCCCAAGATCGGTGTACGAACGGGCTTGGTGCCAGTGGACGATCTTCTGATGTTTGGTATGCGCGGTGGCGACATGATTGTGTTGGCCGCTCGGCCAGCAGTCGGAAAGACAAGTGCAGCCATGCAGATTGCAGAACATGTTGCGCTGGATGCTCAAAAGCGAGTCCTTATCTTCTCACTTGAGATGACCAGCGTCAGCCTGATGGAGCGCATGATCCGCTCTCGCGCCCGTGTGCGAGCAGCCGATATCCTCGCCCAATCCATCACCAAGTTCCAGCGTGATAGTCTGGCCAATGCCTACGCCGAAGTGCGAGATTCCCATATTCTGTGCGATGACACCTCTGGTAAGTCCATTGGATACATCAAGGCTGTGGCTCGTCGCGCCCACCAGAAAGAACCTCTTGATCTCATCATTATCGACTACCTCCAGCTACTGCGCGGAGATAGCAAGCGTAGCAAGGATAATCGAGTCAACGAAGTGGAAGAGATTAGCGGCGGGATTAAAGAGTTGGCCAAGACTTTGCGTGTACCAGTTTTGGTACTGGCTCAGTTGAATCGCGATCCCGAAAAACGCGGAGGCAGGCCAAGTCTTTCAGACCTTAAAGGATCTGGAGCTATTGAGCAGGACGCTGATATGGTAATGATTCTCCACTGTGACGAAGAGGACGCCAAGAATCACACTCAGAATCCCACGGTGGAGTTCATTGTTGCGAAGCATCGTGAAGGTCCGACAGGTATCGCTCCTATGGGCTTCAACAAAGCAATTACTCGCTTTGAGATTTTTTCCAACAATGGTCGGGAAAGCTGAGATGGGCGTCTTGCTGGACATCCAGCGGCAAGTGAACGCTCACGGCGTTATAACATCCACAAACGCCACAAGCCCTTAGTTGGCTGTCATATGATGTTTTACGAGCCCCAGCAATAGCTGGAAGCATTCCTGCGATTCCCTTACATCCCCAGCATCCAGAAGTAGATATCTGATGTGGGCAAGCGGCACAGATCTTGGCGCGGCGTTCGGCCTCTTCTTGGTCAACCAATTGGAATTGGGACTTGGTGGCGAAGTTATACATAGCACGAACCCAGCGGACGATTTCTCCGAAGCCTAATGTCTGCTTGGCTTGAGAGCAAGGAACGCAGTTTGCAGACCCAGCCAAACGCTCGCAAAGGGCATTCTCTATCTGGGGGATAAGATCAGGTGGCGGAACCAACCCTTGCTCCAGAATCTTTTTCTCGCAGTTCTTGACCATATCACCAAAGTCTCCACCATAGATGGTCTCTCCCGTAACGGGACATTTAACCCACCATCCCCCCGAAGGGACATCGGTTTTGCGGGCGTAACAAAAGCGTGGGCTACTCACTGACTACCAATTCGGCCTCATAAGTGTTGTTTTCGGGAATTTTCACCGATTCAAGTTTGGTGGCGATATTAATCTGCACTGCGTTCTGCTGATTGTTGCCTTCGTTGAAGTTGATAGAGGCAGCTTCGGCTAGTTGCTTGATGTTTCGCATCATGCCCAAAGCTTCCATGCCATCAAGTTCTTGGGCGGCATCGGCAGCTTTAACCAACACCTTGCCAGTTAAAAACTTGATAGATTTCTTCATTGTTTCAATTGAGGCTGTAATATCTGAAAGCAGGGTTGGAACATCTTCATTCTCCCAAGGGGCGGGATTTTGATCGTTGGCCAGCCGCTCCCGACATGCGCCCCACCTCTGGGTTTCCTTCCAAAGATTGACAGTAGAAACGCTAACCCCTATTTCAGAAGCAATATCAGGAACATTGCGACCAGAGCAAAACATCGAGAAAGCTTTGACGCACTGCATCCGCTTCTCTTTTTCCATGGTCTCCATCTTGGGCGGAGCGGGAACTAGTTGATTGGGCTTCTCAACCTCCCAAGGGTAGAGGTTTTCTTGTTCAGGATTGGCCCGCCAGATCTCGGCATGTTTGTCCCATTTCTCGCTATGGACAAATCGAGATAGCTGGGGGGGGGAAGTAAAACCGAGTTCGGTCATAATCTCCTTTGTTCCCCTGCCAGCAGCATAAAGTCGGAAGGCATTTTGTTTTTTAATTCGGTTTTCTGGTAAGTCCCAGTCGATCTTGTTCTTGCGCGGTCCAGCCATTCAGACTAGTTTAGTAGAAATTTCTCAGATGGCAACAGAAGATCAGGGGATAGAAAAATACGGGCGGTTATGGCTATCCAAGGATGGGCAAGCAATTACTCCTCTCCGTATCGAAATGGATGCATTCCTCATGGGGCTGACGCCCGAAGAGGGAGGGCTCGGTAAAGCCCGCCACTATCGAAACATCGTCTCAGCTATTTGGCCCACCTTCCAGTGGCATAAGTGGGCTGAGTTAGCCGCTCAAGCCTTCTGTGCCCAGACCTACGAAGTAGACGAGGCTTCTGGCAATCGCTTTGTTCGCAGTGTTACGGGACTCGCGGGAGGAACCGACTCAGGCAAGTCCTATGGCATGGCAGCGTTTGCTCTAGTCAATTGGTTCTGCGATCCCATTAATACGATGTGCATTGTGGTGTCTACGAGTAAGATCGACGCCAAACAGCGTATCTGGGCAGCACTGGTCAAGATGTATCGCGAGGCCCGAAATCTCGGAATCGCATCAGGCCGACTCATTGAATCCATGGATATCATCAAGCTATCCGAAGAAGAGGGAGCCATCATAGATCCCAAGACTGGTGTAAGTGACGCCTCCTCCATCATGCTTCTGGCGGCTGGTGACGAATACAAGGACGATGCCCAGAAACGGCTTCAGGGCAAAAAGAATCGACGTATCGTGTTGATTATAGACGAGTTACAAGACTGTTCTGCTTCTGTAATTAACGAAGCAATTTGGGGATTTAAGGGCGCACAGGAACTCTACGTTGTCGGGGCGGGAAACCCCGCATCCATATTCGACCCCCATGGGAAGTTCTGCGAACCCATCAAAGGATGGATGAGTGTGGATGAGGATACCCCGAACTGGAAAATACGGGTGGCAGGTATTGAGGGGATCTGTATCCGCTTCGACTCCGAAAAAGACAATCCTAACCAACAGTCCTTTGAGCAAGGTAAGGGGCTCCGCTACCCATTCCTTCCAAAACCCAACGATGTAGCCCTAGCCAAAAAGGAACTCGGAGAACTCAATCCCCAGTTCTGGCGCAAGTTT